ATTTGCAACACTGTTGCACTTTTGCAACACCCCAACCCCCCTTGCCTGAGGAGTGGTGTATATGCACCAGCGTATACACGGTTCTGTCGATATCGTTAGTACTCAGAAAATTATTCGCGTACCCCCACCCCCCTTTTTTGAAATATGAGTTATAGGTTCATTGCCCTTTAGAAATTTTTATACTATTTTGAATTTATGAGCAGAGATCCAGATTATGTGGGCGTAACTACTAATGAAGATGGTGATATAGCGTTGACGTTGTTTTTTGATAATGGCGAGGCGCAGTATATTTATTTAGAGTCTGAAGATTTATGTAGTTTGATTGCGTGTTTGATGTTGGCTATGGGGCATGGTGAATGTCGAACGTTCCACTGAACATTCCAGAAGATGTATTGAAGCAGTATGCACGTTTGCTTGAAAAGAGTGGACAGTATGCTTCGAGTGATCGCGCGAAGAAGGATTTTATGGCCTATTGTAAAACGGTATGGCCTGAGTTTATTGAGGGTAATCACCATAAGGTGATGGCAAAGAAGTTTAATGGTTTGGCTACTGGTAAGATAAAGCGGTTGATAGTGAATATGCCACCGCGACATACGAAGTCAGAATTTGCTAGTTATTTGTTGCCGAGTTGGTTGATGGGTTTAAACCCTAAGTTGAAGATTATTCAGGCGACGCATACTGGTGAGTTGGCGGTGAGGTTTGGCCGAAAGGTGCGTAACCTTATGAACAGTAACGAATACTCTCTGGTCTTTCCTGATGTGAAGTTGCGGCAGGATAGTAGTGCGGCGGGACGTTGGGAGACCCATGCTGGTGGCGAATATTTTGCGGCTGGTGTGGGTGGTGCGATTACTGGTCGTGGTGCGGATTTAATGATTATTGATGACCCGCACTCGGAGCAGGATGCGTTATCCCCTGCGGCGTTGGAGAATGCCTATGAGTGGTATACTTCTGGTCCACGGCAAAGATTACAGCCGGGAGGAGCGATTGTTATTGTGATGACGCGATGGTCCGAGATAGATTTGACGGGTAAGTTGTTGAAGCAACAGGCTCGCGATATATTGGCTGACCAGTGGGAGGTGGTTGAGTTTCCGGCGTTATTGGATGATGAAAAGGTACTGTGGCCGGAGTTTTGGAAAAAGGAAGAGTTGTTAAAGGTTAAGGCTTCTTTGTCTGTTGGTAAGTGGGAAGCGCAGTGGCAACAGAACCCTACTTCTGAGACGAGTGCTATATTGAAGCGTGATTGGTGGCAGAAGTGGGAAAAGGAAGATATCCCAAAATTAAGTTATGTTATGCAGAGTTATGATACGGCGTTTAGTAAGCAGACGAATGCGGATTATAGTGCTATAACAACGTGGGGTGTATTTTATCCTGAGGATGGTGGACCACCAAACATTATTCTGTGTGATGCGCGGCGTGGCAGATGGGATTTTCCTGAGTTACGGCGTATTGCAATGGAGGAGTATAATTATTGGGATCCGGAATGTGTGTTAATTGAGGCGAAGGCTAGTGGTATGCCTTTAACGCAAGAATTACGCAGTATGGGTATTCCGGTGCAGAATTACAGCCCGTCCAGAGGTAATGATAAGTATACCCGAGTAAATGCGATTGCGCCTCTCCTAGAAAGTGGGTTAGTATGGGCTCCAGATACAAGATGGGCAGAAGAAGTTATTGAGGAGTGTGCGGCTTTTCCGGCTGGCGAAAACGATGACTTTGTTGATACAGTAACACAGGCTCTCCGACGGTTTCGCGAAGGAGGGTTTATACAGCACCCAGAGGATTATGACGATTATGTTGAGGGACCCCCAAGAGTTGCAAACTATTACGGCTAAATTCGAGTACCTCAAACGCTTGATGGAGCAAGCTGAACAGGCTCTCCGTCCACGGCCTGTTCTTCGTGTTATTCAAGGAGGTAAGCGTGGCTAGAGAACCGAACCCATACAACAGCATTGAACGTGAGTTTACATTGGTCGGGCAGACGTTGCCTGAAGACCCATTGGATATAGAAATACCGCAAGAAGCCCCTGAATTGACTACAGAGGGTTTAGAAGTTTTGAAAATGGAGGATGGTTCGGTAGAATTTGCTGACCCAGAAGATGAAAAGAAAGATTTGAGTGAGGCAGGGTTTTTTAGCAACCTTGCAGAGTATGTAAATGATGATGAGTTAGCTGGCATTTCCAGTATGATCCTTGAAAAAGTGGAGGATGATAAGTCTTCACGCAAGGAATGGATGAATGCCTATGTAAAGGGGTTAGAGCTTTTAGGGGTAAAATACGAAAACCGTACTCAACCTTTTGCTGGTGCTACGGGTGTAATTCACCCCATGCTGAATGAAGCAGTAAGCCAGTTCCAAAGCCAAGCGTATAAGGAGCTTTTGCCTCCTGGAGGACCAGTTCGTACGCAGATCTTGGGTGATACTAACCCCGAAATAGAAAAACAAGCGGAACGTGTTAAAGATTTCATGAATTACCAGATAATTCATGTAATGGAAGAGTACGATTCTGAGTTTGACCAAATGCTTTACTACCTCGGGCTATGCGGTAGTGCCTTTAAAAAGGTGTATTTAGACCCACAAGTAGGGCGGCAGGTCAGCAAATTTGTGCAAGCCGAGGATTTATTAGTTCCATACAATGCTACAGATCTAGCCTCTGTAGAAAGAGTCACACATATCGTAAAAATGCTACCAAATGATCTCCGTAAACTGCAAGTTAGCGGGTTTTACAAAGATGTTGAAATAGAAGGTAGCGATGATGAGTATAGTGAGCTTGATGAAACTAAAGAATCATTATCTGGTTTGGAAAAAACAGGGTCATCTGACGAAATTGTACTGTACGAGTGCCATTGTTATCTAGATTTGGAAGATTTTCCGGATACAGATGAAGAAAACGAAAGCACAGGTATAAAATTACCCTATATAGTAACGGTATCTGCCGATTCAGGCGAAGTTTTGTCTATTTACCGAAATTATAAAGAAGATGACCCGCTAAAACGCAAGAAACAGTTTTTTGTTCACTATGTGTTTACTCCTGGATTGGGTTTTTACGGCAATGGCTTAATTCATTTATTAGGTAATTTGTCCCGCACAGCCACAGCTAACCTAAGACAGTTAGTAGATGCGGGTACATTGGCTAATATGCCAGCCGGATTTAAGGCTAGAGGGTTGCGTATCCGCGATGATGACGAGCCTTTACAGCCAGGAGAATGGCGTGATGTCGATGTTGTTGGAACGGAGCTCAGCCGCTCCCTTTTACCCTTGCCCTACAAAGAGCCGAGCGCGACTCTGTTCCAACTCCTAGCTTTTGTTGTAGAAGCCGCACAAAAATTTGTAGGTACTACAGATATTGGCACAGGTAATATCCAAAATACTGAAATGCCTGTAGGAACAACAGTAGCCCTTATGGAGCGCGGTAGCCGAATTATGTCGGCGGTGCATAAACGCTTGTATAATTCTATGCGGATTGAATTTAAGCTCATGGCAGAAATTATTGCCGAGCAACAAGATGATTATCCGTACTTTGTACAAGGTGCAGTACAGGGTATGAAGCAACAGGATTTTGATGGGCGTATAGATATTGTACCTGTCGCTAATCCCAACATTTTCAGTATGTCTCAGCGTGTAAGTTTGGCACAAGAGCAGTTGCAATTAGCCCAAGCTAACCCTGATATGCACAATATTTACGAAGCCTTCCGTAGAATGTATGCGGCGTTGGGCGTAGATAATATTGAACAAATACTACCGCCACCATCTGAGCCAGCACCTATGGATGCTGTAACAGAAAACTCTATGGCGCAAGGTGCGCTTACTGGTCAAATGCAACTTCAGGCTTTCCCTGAGCAAGACCATGATGCACATATTCAAACGCATCTAGCGTATATGTCTAGCAAAATTGTTCAGTTAAATCCTGCGCTTATTTCGGTTATGCAAAACCATATTTTGCAACATATCAACCTTAAAGCACAGGCATTAGCACAACAGCAGATGCCGCCTGAAATGCAACAGCAGATGCAACAGCAACAGCAACAGCCGCCTCAACCAAATCCACAAATGGATGCTATGGTATCACAAATACAGGCACAATTGATGACTCAGTATGTGCAACAAGAAGCTCAGCTGTTTGCTGGTCAAGACAGTGACCCATTGGTTGACTTAAAAGCACAAGAGTTGCAGATAAGACAGCAACAAATGATGCAAGAAGCCCAAAACGATCAGCAGAGGTTAGAGCTAGATACTAGACGGGCTATGGAGCAAACCGCTGTAGCTAGGGAGCGTATCGACAGTGCTGAAGATATTGCTGAAATGAGAGCTCAGATTGCCATGGCGAGAACAATGAATCGAGGTGGATAATGGCTAATCCAACAGATCTATTTTCAAATGAATACCCTTATGCTAAGGTAACTGAAAATATCTTATCAGATATTATGAATGAGAGGTTAGGCTAGTTATGGATGATGAAAGATTAAAACAGCTACAAGAGCTTTTGGATGAAGCAAAAGAAAACCAAGATGATGATAAAGTCATCGAGCTTGAAGCTGAAATTTTCCAAATGAGTTCTAATGATAAAAAGCCAACATCAAAGCGGATGAAAGCCGCAAAAGGTGGTGAAGCTAAAAAAGGCCGTGGCGTAAAAATGAAAGATGGTGGTGAAGTAAAAGCATTAGATGTAGCCACCAGTAATCGCGGTAGTTCGAACAAGGTATCGCGTGGCGGTGGTGCGGCTATCCGCGGAACTTCTTTCAAAGGGGTATTCTAATGGCTATGATGTATGGTGGAATGCAAGCCCCTAGTTACATGAATAACTCTTATGGGATGGCACCAGCTCCTATGCCTATAAGAACTAATAATGCGATGCCACAACCTCCCGCACCTGCAGATTCAATGTATGGAGCTACACGCCCAACCCCTCGGCCAATGTACCCTGATAACTCTGTTCCATCTCCTCAGGTAGACCCCGCTCCTCTTCCAATATCGGCTGGTATAGGTGGTTTTGGTGGTCAGCCATTGTCGATGCTTTTTGGTGGTGGCGGCACTGGCATGGGAGTGCAAGCTCCGATGCGACCAATGCCTCCAATGTTTGGTGGTGGAATGCGCCCGTTCCCATTTAGACCAATGTTTGGTGGTGGAATGCAAGCTCCGATGTTTGGTGGTGGGATGCGACCAATGCCTCCGATGTTTGGTGGTGGGATGCGACCCCCAATGCGACCAATGCCTCCTATGATGTTTGGTGGTGGAATGCGCCCAACTCCACCTAGACCTACAGACGCAATGTACGGTGGAATGCGACCCCCAATGCGACCAATGCCTACAGGCGGGATTGGCGGCCTAGCTGGTATGATGAGAGGCTTTGCCTAAATGATAAGTGCTAAATCTGTGGATATTTTTCTTAGATGGAAAATACTTCCTAGGTTTATGATGTTAGTTAGCACAGCGATGTCATGGCGTTGCGCTGAATGGTTTATGGCATTAGAAGATCCTTCAGCTCCTCAATCTGCTTTTGTTTCTGTTGTCATGGGCGTTATGACTGGCGTTTTTGGCATATGGATGGGTCATGAGCATAAATCAGTAGAGGTCAAATCTGTTGATAAAAAATGATCCATGCGTTTTTACTGGTTGTGTTATTAGGTGGAAAGGTGCAGAGCCAAGATATGTATTTTCGGTCTATTGATGACTGTAATTACTTTGCGGCTAGGGTAGTAAAAAGATACGGCAATTATGGAAGTATTAGTGGCGTTCCCGCAGAGCATAGGGCTACCGCATATTGCAAACCAGTAAGAATAGACAGTGACAAAGTGGAAGTGTATTGAACGGAGTAGGGTATGTTACAAGCACTAATCGGTCCAGTTACAGGTATACTGGATAAATTTATTGAAGACAAAGATGCCAAAAACGCTATGGCGCATGAAATTGCGACTATGGCAGAAAAAGCCGCCCATGAAGCGGCAATGGCACAGGTTGAAGTCAATAAAATGGAAGCACAGCACCGCAGTTTGTTTGTGGCGGGGTGGCGTCCTTTCATTGGTTGGACTTGCGGTATCGCGTTAGCCTACCATTTTGTGTTAAATCCGTTGATTTTGTTTGGTGTATCATGGGCTGGTGTAGAAATACCAGCTTTACCGGAGTTTGATATGAGTTCGCTTATGACTGTTTTGATGGGTATGCTGGGTCTTGGTGGTCTTCGCACCTTTGAAAAAGTGAAAAAAGTGACAAAATAAGATGTCAGACCTTTACATTCACGAAAAACTCCGTAATATAATCAATGAACGGAAACATCTAATTGAAAGCCAGATTATTGAAGGCGCGATAGAAGATTTTTCTGCATTCAAGGTGCTTCGTGCTCGCCGCGAAGAACTTGCAACCATAGAACAGGAGCTTTATGCCCTGCTAAAAAAGGTAGAACATGAGTAAAACACTATATGTACCCGAATACCTCGCAAAAGCGCAAGAAGTTAAAAAACAAGAAGCCGAAAAGACTAAAGACACCCCCGCAATAGAAAAAATGCCACAGCCAACAGGTTGGCGTATTTTGATTTTACCTTTTAAGGGTAAAAAGAAAACTGAAGGCGGTGTTTATCTTCCAGATCAAGCAGTTGAGCGTGAAGCACTAGCTACCGTATGTGGCTATGTGATGAAAGTTGGACCGTTAGCGTACAAAGATCCTCAAAAGTTTGGGGAAACTGGTGCGTGGTGCAAGGAAGGTGATTGGGTCATTTTTGGCCGATATGCGGGTAGCCGTTTTAAAATTGATGGTGGCGAAGTTAGACTACTAAACGATGATGAAATATTGGCTACTATTAACAACCCAGAAGATATTCTGCACACATAACAGGAGTAAGTTATGCAACAAAACGATGAAAAAGAAATCGAGGTTGATGTCGATGAAAAAGAAACTGATCAAGAAATTGAAGTTTCTACAGAAGATGATGACGAAAATGTTGTCGAAGCTTCGGAAGCAAGTGAAGACGACCTTGAAGGTTATAGCGAAAAAGTTAAAAAACGTATTAAAAACCTTACCTATAAAATGCGTGAGTCGGAAAGGCGGGAACAAGCCGCTATCGAGTACGCAAAAGGCCTCCAAAAAGCAAACGAAGAATTAAATGCTAGGAGTTCCACTCTTGATAACGCTTTTGTAACTGAGCTTTCTGGGCGTATTGAAACCCAAGAAGCAAAAATACAAAGAGAGTTACAGGATGCTATAAATATAGGTAATGTTGAAGCTCAGGTTAAAGCTCAATCTGAACTTGCAAATCTAGCTGTTGAAAAAAATCAGGCTTTATCTGCAAAAAGAGAGCTGGAAAGACGCCAAAAAGCTCCTCCTCAACAGCAACAAACTGAACAAAATTTTGCTCAACAAGCACCCGCTCAGACAACCCCTGATCCTAAAGCACGTTCTTGGGCTCAGAAAAATGAGTGGTTTGGTCAAGATGAGCCAATGACGCTTACTGCATTTAGTATCCATAGGACTCTTATTGAAGAAGAGTTTTATGACCCTAATTCAGATGATTATTATTCTGAATTGGACAACAGAATGCGTGAAGCGTTCCCGCATAAATTTAAGAAATCTGCCCAAAGCAGAAGTCCTGTAGCCCCTGCATCGAGATCTTCTGGTGGTGTAGCCAAAAAAGGAAAAATAAAATTATCTCCTTCTCAGGTTGCCATAGCGGATAAACTTGGTGTAAGTTATGAACAATATGCGAAGCAATTAGCTCGCTTACAATCGTGAAGGAAAAGATCATGGATCGTACCCCACGCACAGCTAGTACTCGTGAGAAAGACTCACGCCGCAAACCTTGGCAACCCCCATCCACATTGGATGCTCCACCCCCACCGGAAGGTTATACACATCGTTGGATCCGTGAATCAGTTATGGGTCAAGATGATAAAAAGAACCTTTCTGCTCGCTTACGCGAAGGCTTTGACTTAGTTCGCGCAGATGAGTACCCTGATTTTGAAGCTCCTACCGTCCAAGATGGTAAACACGCAGGAGTTATTGGAGTTGGTGGTCTCTTATTAGCTCGTTTCCCACTTGAATCTAAAAAAGAGCGTGATGCTTATTTCCGTGGCAAAACTGCGGATCAAATGCAAGCGGTCGATAATGATTTATTTAGGGAAGAGCATAGTTCGATGCCTATCATTAAACCTGATAGGCAGTCTCGTGTAACTTTCGGAGCCAAAGGTGGCTCTGAATAATAGAAGGAATCTAAGAGCATGGCAAATCTTGATGCTGCTTTCGGACTACGTCCGTATAAAATGCTCGGGGCGGATAACAATTCCAATGGCCTGATGACCTTCAAAATCCAACTGACTGGGACTGCAGGAACTTCTTCTGTGATTTATCAAGGAAGCCCTGTTATTCCCCTTGCCAATGGTCTTGTGGATATTGTAGGTGCGGCGGCTGGTGGTACTGTACCCCTCCTCGGTGCGTTTATGGGTTGTAATTATACTGATCTTGACGGGAAGCCCCGTTGGGCTAACAAGTGGCCTGGAACTTCCTCTGTGAAGTCCTCCACTGAGGCTACTTGTGTAATTGCGGCACATCCTGATCAACTCTTCCTCATCAATTGTGATGCGGCGGCGGCTGATTCAACAATTCACGCAAACGCTAATTTTGCTTCTGGTACTTCTGGCGATGCAACTTCTGGTATTTCCAGTGCTGAGTTGGCTGTATCAACAGCAAATACGACAAATACCCTCAATATGCGTATTATCGGTTTTGAAGATTCTCCTTCTAACGATGACGCAACTGCGGCAGGTCGGTTAGCGATTGTAATGCTTAACAATCACTTCTATCGTTACGGTGCTAACGGTACTGGTGCTGGCGTATAAGGAGACCTGAGAATGGCTATTTCTAGAGCACAACTCATGAAAGAGCTTGAGCCAGGACTCAACGCTCTTTTTGGAATGGAGTATGATCGTTACGACAACGAGCACGCTGAAATCTTTGACACCGAAAATTCAGATCGGGCGTTCGAAGAAGAGGTAATGCTCGCTGGCTTCGGTCAAGCTCCCACTAAAGGTGAAGGTGCGGCTGTATCTTTTGATACAGCAAACGAAGCGTTCACTGCTCGCTATACACACGAAACAATCGCACTTGCGTTTGCTATCACTGAAGAGGCTGTAGAGGATAACCTTTATGACCGACTCAGCTCACGCTACACTCGTGCATTGGCTCGTTCTATGGCAAATACCAAGCAAGTAAAAGCGGCTTCAATTTTGAATAACGCTTTTGATAGCAACTTTGCTATTGGCGATGGTAAAGAGCTGTGTGCTACTGACCACCCAACTACGGGTGGTGGCAACTTCCGCAACGAACTGTCAACTGCGGCTGACCTCAATGAAACTTCATTGGAGCAGTCATTGATTGACATTTCAAACTTCATTGACGAACGCGGTCTAAAAATCGCACTTCGTGGCATGAAGTTGATTATCCCAACAAACCTCCAGTTCGTAGCTGAGCGTTTGATGGCCTCAAACTTGCGTCCTGCAACAGCAGATAACGACGTAAACGCAATCCGCAACATGGGAATGCTTCCTGACGGGTATGTGGTTAACCACTTCCTGACAGATACTGACGCATTCTTCATTAAAACGGATGCACCTAACGGCTTCAAGCACTTTGTTCGCACACCTATCCAAAACAGCATGGAAGGTGACTTCGACACTGGTAACGTGCGTTACAAAGCCCGTGAGCGTTATAGCTTCGGTGTTTCTGACCCACGTTGTGTATTTGGTTCTCCAGGAGCCTAATACACATAGCTAAAGAAATAAGAAGGGAGGCTTGTGCCTCCCTTCTTTTTTGAGTAAAGTAACTATACCCCTGACAACCATATCGTGTGGTTGACATAACCCAAGACAGGAGAGTAAAATGGGTCAAACTACTTTTTCAGGTCCAGTTAGATCTGAGCGCGGTTTTACCGCAGTCGGTTCAACAGCAGTGGTAAACATCACTGCAGAAACTACTTTGACATACGTTGACCATGTTGGTCGCCTTATTGAAATCAATGATGCAGACGGTGCGGTCACACTTCCAACCATCACTTCTGACACTATAGGTGCTTCATACAAATTTTTTGTGGGTACAACTGCATCTGATCTTGATATCAAAACAGATGGCACAGATAAATTTGTTGGAAACCTTGTTCTTGCCGCAAGCGCAACTTCACAGGCTCGTGGCTTCGCTCCAGGAGCGACCAACGACGTGATCTCAATGAATGGCACTACCACAGGTGGGATCGCGGGTTCTGTAGTGGAAGTTACAGCAATCGCTACGGCAGAATATCTTGTTACTGGCACATTGTTGGGATCAGGCACACTTGCTACTCCATTTGCTGACGCTTAATAGGAGACCACAATGGCTGGATCTGATGTACAATCAAAGCGGTTAACTGCCACTGGCTCTGCTGGTGTTGGTCCTGCGCGTATCCGTCAGATACAGGTTCTAACCACGACAGGTACACCTCGCCTTACCATCACAGATGGTAATGGCGGGGCTACCGTTTTGGATTTAGATTTTCTTGCATCTGATTCACACTCAGTAAACATTCCTGCAGAGGGTATTCGTGTAACAGATATCTATGTATCTGCTTTTACTAATATTACTGCTATGACGGTGTTTTATAACTAAAGGAAACTCGAATGGCTCGTGAAGTTAGCTCTATTACAAGAGTAGGAACGTCTGAGCCGTTCGAGCTTCAAGTTGCTCGTGGGCAAATATCGTTCCATAAAACTGTTTTTAAGTTTGGTTATAACGCTGTTGTTGGAGCCACCAAGGAAACTATCTGGGAACAGGGCGGTTTATACGTTTATCCCGCATCAGCCACAGTAATGACTGTATCAAGCAGTTCAACTGACGACACTGCCGCAGGAACTGGTGCAAGAACAGTAGAAGTTTTTGGCCTAGACGCCGATTACAACGAAATAGACGAAATTGTCACATTGAACGGGCAAACAGCAGTTAGCACCACAAAGTCTTACCTCCGTATAAATCGTGGTATTGTTCGTAGTGCGGGTAGTGGTGGCGGAAATGCTGGTACAATTTACGCAGGAACAGGCACAGTGACCGCTGGAGTTCCTGCTAATATTTATCTTAGCATCAATGGTGATGGTGATAATCAAACATTGATGGGTCTTTGGACAGTTCCCGCAGGATATACAGCGTTCCTTACAAAAATGTCTTTATCTACAGGTACGTCAACTCAGACACCCGCTATTCTGAATGCTAGTCTTGTTGCTAGGCCATACGAAGAAGTCTTCCAGATAAAAGAAAGATTTACCCTGACAGATGGGGCACACGAGCAGTTCTATACTTTTCCGTTAAGGTTTACAGAAAAAACAGACTTGGAAATGAGGGCGTTTTCTTCTTCAGGGTCTGTTGACTTTAATGTCTCCGCGTCAATGGAGTTTATTTACATCCAAAACGGAGATGCTTTGTAATGGCTTCAACCAAAAACGTAAAACGTACGCCTAGCGGGAAGTTACAGTACAGGGGCGAAACTTTCAGCGGCTATAATAAACCCAAGCGTACCCCAAACGGTCCCAAAAAGTCAGCAGTCCTTGCTAAAAAAGGCGATCAAGTAAAACTGGTACGGTTTGGTGATCCGAATATGACAATAAAGAAAAATATTCCAGGACGTAGGAAAAACTTTAGGGCTCGCCACAACTGTGAAACCGCTAAGGATAAATTCACCGCACGATATTGGTCATGTAAGGCTTGGTAAAATGAAAGCAGAAGAAGTATTAAGGCTGTTAGAAAAACATGAAGATGAGTGTAACCGACGTTATGCGGATATCCAGTCAGCTTTAGATAAGCTAGACAAACGTATGTGGGGGTTAGCTATTTTAATTATAGCGGCGGCGGCAATACCGAGGCTACTATAATGGCGATGTCACGCGCTCAAATGAGTAAGCAAGTTAGTAAAGCTCCTGCGACTCGTAAAAAGCGTAAAATACCAGCGAAATATTTAGCGGGTCTTAGCTCTGCTGATAAAGCTAAACGCCGAAAAGAAATACAGCGTAATTCTAAAAAATCTTCTAAGGATCCTTCAGCTTATGTTTTCGCAAGTGATTTTACTAGCAGTGGAACTCGGCGCAAAACAAAGCCCTCTGTCCACACCAAGAAGTTTAAGAAAAAATTTGGGAGAGCCTGATGACATTATCTGCAAGTGTCAAAAAGTCTTTAGCCAACAAAGCGGCGGCGGCTCGCAAAAAAGGAAAAAAGGTTACTGCTGGTCAACTAGGCCGTGTCTACAACAAAGGGTTAGCGGCTTATAGGACAGGGCATCGTCCCGGAGCTACACCTAATCAATGGGCTATGGCTCGCGTGAATAGTGTTTTAACAGGGGGGAAAGCGGCTAAAGTTGATGCTCATATCTTTGGTAAAGGTAAAAAACCGAAAAAGCCGCCTAAAAAATCATGAGTTATCTTATAAGTAATATCCCGCACTTTAAATGTTGGGTGCGGAAAGAATTCACACATAATCATGAGCAGTATCACGGTGAGTTTATTCACGCCATGGCTATTGCTGTCAATACAGTTCCTGACCGTTGTTTGAGTTTTCAAGTAGTCTTTACAGGTTGTGAATCTGATATTGAAGATACTGAAAATGTGCATGGTGGGGCTATGTGGGCAAGATTACCTATTACTGCGTTAGTAGCAGACACACCTTTGGAAGAATGGCCTGAGCGTATGGTTACACACCATGCACAACCTTGGGATTGTAGTTCTCACTATCATTCTGTCGTAAAACTTGATAGAGTAAGTTCAAGCCCATGGCTTTGTAAAATAGATGGTGAGTTTTATACAGGTAGATATATGTTTACCGTAGACTATACTGAAACAGATATAGCTGATGATCCTGCACAACATAAGCAGAGTCATGTTATAGAACTTACAAATGCCGGTAAATGGACAGGTAATATTGTCGCGTTGCCGAATAACAGGGTAAGAGCTACTTCCCCTGCACTTTGGGAAACAGGATCTGGAGCACCAGATTTTAAACCGAGTCAGTGGACGCATAGCGCGGAAAATGATGAAAGTTATATGGATCCCTCTGTTACATTTAATAACCTTTATGCAGGAGATAGCGATGATGAAAGGTAAAAAAGGCTACGCTAAAGGTGGCGCGGCTATGAAAAAGAAAACTGGAACCGCTACAAACACGATTCTTAGAGGTCGCGTAGCAGGTTCAAAGAAAAAGCCCATGCAAACAGGAAGAGGTTTTGGCAGTGCTCTGGGGAAAAACTTAAAATCAGCTAATGTTGGTAAAATGGTTGGCGGGGCTCTCAAAAAAGGGTTGGGTGGAATGACCGGAAAACTCAAAGCTCGTTCAAGACCAAAGGTTGGCGGGGCTCTCAAAAAAGGGTTGGGTGGAATGACCCAAAAACTCAAAGCTCGTTCAAGACCTATGCGTCGAAAAGGAAGATAAATGGCTACTTCTAACTCCACAGATTTCGAGCTAGACGTTTCTGATTACATTGAAGAGGCGTTTGAGCGTTGCGGTCAAGAAGTTCGTACGGGTTACGATCTTAAAACTGCAAAGCGTTCCCTTAACCTTATGTTTGCAGAATGGGCAAATAGGGGCTTGAATCTGTGGACGATAGAGCAAAATACGGTAGCTTTGGTTAAAGGCACGAGTGCGTATAATCTAGATGCCAATACAGTAGATGTGTTAAATGCTGTTATTCGTACAAACGCAGGGCTTTCTACGCAATCCGATATTATGATCGACCGAATTAGTCGTGATGAGTTTTTGAATATACCTAGTAAGCTCACAGAAGGTCGACCTACGCAATGGTATGTGGATCGCACTATTACCCCCGTGCTAAATGTATGGCCTACTCCTGATCAATCTTATACCTATGTTTACGACAGGCTGACTAGAATACAAGATGCTGATACATTTACAAATACAATGGATGTCCCGTTTAGGTTTTATCCATGCCTAGCGGCGGGGTTAGCTTATTATTTATCTATAAAACGAGCTCCTGAAAGAACAGAATTATTAAAATCTGTGTATGAAGAAGAGTTTACACGGGCGGCGTACGAAGATGTAGATCGCGCTAATTTATCTCTTGTTCCAAGGCGTGATTATTATGGGTTTGGCTAATGGCTTTTGCAGTAGGAAAATACTCTAATGCTTTATGTGATAGGTGTGGTTTTGAGTACCCGTACTTATCTTTGCGTAAAGAATGGAATAATCTAAAAGTATGTCCTGAGTGTTATGAGCCTAAACACCCACAGCTAGAACCTGTACAACAGCCTGTTGATCCTCAAGCTCTGTATGACCCGCGTCCTCAAAACGGTGTTGAGACCACTACTTTCCAAGTTGTTACTACAAATGGTCTTACTTATTTAGGTGATGGATTTTGGTCAACTGCGACAGAAGCTCAACTTCCCACAGAGTTGCAAAGTTTTTCCGCTACAGGTAGTGTAGGTTCAGTAACGGTGACAACGACATGACATTTACATACGGTGAATTAAAAACAGCTATCCAGGATTATACACAGAACGATGAAACGACGTTCGTGAATAATCTTCCTACGTTTATCCGTTTGACAGAAGAAAAAATATTTAAAATAATTCAACTAGAACTTTTTCGTAAAAATGTCACGACTAGTTTTGCTGTATCTGATCAATATTTAGGTGTACCTTCTGATTTTATTGCCCCCATCTCTTTAAGTTTTACAAACACAGACGGAGATAAGGTATTTCTAGAGTATAAAGATGTGAACTTTTTGCAATCTTTTCACCCAGATGCCAGTGAAACAGGTACACCTAGATACTACGCTTTTTTTGACATAAATAATTTTATCTTAGCACCCACACCTGATACAGCCCACACCGCAGAGTTACACTATATTTACAGACCTGCTAGTTTAACAGCGGGTTCAGACAGTGGCACAACTTGGTTAAGCCAAAATGGAGAAATAGCCCTTTTGTATGGTTCTCTTGTGGAGGCGTACACCTTTATGAAAGGTGAGCAAGATATAATGGCTGTGTATAACCAAAGGTTTGAAGAATCTTTACTCGGCTTGAAATTATTAGGCGACAGTAAAGAAACAACGGATTTTTATAGAACAGGTATGGTAATTAGTCCAAAACGATGATGAATTTAATGGTAGGCAGTGTAGATGTAAAGACTACTGATAATAGAGGTTTATCGGTTGAGGAACTCTCATATCTGTGCGTTGATAAAATTATATCTATTTCTGAGGAAGCCCCTGAGCCCATACGTTTACAAGCTGAAGCTTTTAAGGAGCGTACAAGGAAAGTTGTTCTTTATTATATGGAACAAGTCAAAAAAAGTGACCGCACCACAATCTGTAATGCTATAAAAGATTCAGGGCAATTACAACTATCAGAATACATAAGGAGGCTTTAATGGCTTTTACTGGTGATTTTATGTGTACTTCTTTTAAAAAAGAGCTAATGGAAGGAGTGCATAATTTTTTAAATGTAGGGGGCTCAACATTTAAACTTGCTTTATACGATAATAACGCATCGTTTACTGCCGCGACAACGGCCTATACAGCCACTGACGAAGTTGGTGACTCAGGTAGCTATGTGGCGGGGGGCGGCGAACTTACTCGTGTAGACCCCGCTACTTCTGGAACTACAGCGTTTACTGATTTTGCTGATATAACCTTTACATCGGCTACTATTACAGCTCGTGGTGCGCTTATATACAATGATACCGCCGCAGGAGACCCTTCGGTCGTTGTGCTTGATTTTACTGCTGATAAAACATCAACAAGCGGTGATTTTACTGTAATCTTCCCTACTGCGGATGCGACTAACGCGGTTATAAGGATTGCGTAATGGCTGATTCTGTATTTGGTAATAGAGTCCAAGAAGACTTTACTACCACAGGAACAGGAACAATTACTTTAGCTGGGGCTTCTTCTGGGTTTCAGACTTTTAATGATGGCATAACTTCTTCGGGTACGGCAGAAGTTCAGTACACTTTATTTGATAGTGCTACTAATGATTTTGAAGTAGGCGTTGGTACATATACGGCTACAGGAACGACTCTTTCTAGAGATACTATTTTAGACAGTAGTAATGCAGGTTCTGCTGTGAATTTTGCGGCAGGTACTAAAGTAGCTTTTGTGACGCTTACAGCAGACCGCTTTATGGCTCGCCACAAAGACACTACGACAAGTGTTTATAGGTTAAAAGATTTTAGTTCAGAAGCAGGGGCTGATTCCGGATCAATTGATGTAACTAGTAGCACTATTACATTAAGGGGTGAAACAAACAGAGATATAATCATAAACGCTACAGGAGATGATGGGGAAATTAAATTCCAACAAGATGGTACAAACAAGCTAACCCTTGTTTCTAATCCTTTAGAAGATTACTGGCAGTTTGATGATACGGTCGAGTTTAATCAACAAGCAAATTTTAATAATACTGTAGATTTTTTTGCTAATGCTTCTTTTCAAGATAATGATAGACTTTTCTTCGGCAATACTGATGATTTATCCATATATCACTCTGGTGCTAATTTTTTTGATGCCGCTGGTACTACGCTCACGTATTTCAGAAGCAATTTTTCTACTAGAATATTGATAACCACTAGTGGCGTTACTCTTTACCAAACGGTCTCGTTTACTGAGACAGAAAATCTGCGCCCCATAAATATGCAAACTAAAGTAGATGCTACTAATTATAGCAGTACCACTAGTTCGCTATATACAGGTGATGTGAGTTTTACGCCACAACGCACTAACTCTCGTTTTAATCTTATAGTTTTTGCTTCTATTAGGTATGTGGAAAACTCTGATGATCCAGGAGCATACTTTCGAACGTACTATTATAATAACAGCGATGTTTCAACTATATTTCCTAATCAACCGACTGATGCTGCGTATATAAGAGGAAGATATGCAGATAGAGGATCAGCCAACTATATATATGGGACTCCAGGAACCATTGTAACTCATGACGGAACAGATACAACGGGAGGGTTTCTGACATCTGATTTTACAGATTCTTCAGGTAATGTTCGAGTTAGAATACTTGTTAACGGGGTAGGGGGAACAGCTACAGATACTCTTAATTGTTATGATGTTAAATATATGTTCATAGAAAGTGCTTTATCATGAGTTCTTTTTCGCATGAAGAGTTTTTTCTAGGGCTTAAAAAACTTGCTGAAGCGGCGGGAAAGAAATGCTGGGTTAGCACTAAACCAGATGGAACTACAGAGTGGGGGTATGAAGACGGAAGTACTGCCCCTACTCAGGCGCAAGTAGAAGCTGAAATACCTTCTGCTGTCACTGCTGATAATTGGAAAGAGGTACGTCGCAAACGCGATAATAAACTATATAATTCTGATTGGACACAGTCGTCTGATAGCCCTTTGGCAGATGCAAAGAAAACTGAATGGGCAACATATCGTCAAGCATTGCGGGATGTTACAAGCCAAAGTGACCCCTTAAACATAACGTGGCCGACTGAGCCAAGCTAGGAGGATAAATGTTAGGTTTTATACCTCTAGCCTCTGCTTCTTTAGCCGCTAAACTAACTCAATCACCTAGTGCATCTGTCGTTATAACAGGTATTGCCGCTACTGGTCAAGTCGGTAGTGTCACTGTTACTGCGGATAATAATGTAACCGTCACAGGTATTGCCGCTACAGGTCAGGTTGGCAGTGTTACTATCACTGCTGATAATAATGTAACCGTCACAGGTGTCGCGGGAACAGGTCAGGTTGGCAGTGTTACTACTACTGCGGATAGTAATGTAACAGTTACGGGGGTTGCCGCTACAGGTCAGGTTGGCAGTGTTACTGTCGCGATAAGCAATAGTGTCACAGTTAGTGGAGTTGCCGCTACAGGTCAAGTTGGATCGGTAACTGTATCAGAAGGTACAGGTGTTTCTGTAAATATTACAGGTGTATCTGCTACTGGTGCAGTTGGAATAGTTACTACATCTGGTAACAGCAATACTACAGTCACGGGTATCGCCGCTACAGGTCAGGTTGGCAGTGTTGTTGTATCGGCTGATAATAGTGTAATTGTTTCAGGATCAGCGGCTACAGGTCAGGTTGGCGCGGTAACTGTTACATCTGGCGCGAGTGCCACTGTAGGCGGTGTTTCTGCTACAGGTCAGGCAGGAAAAGCCATTGTTTGGGGTAATATTGCTCCTGCTCCCGGAAATGTGTATAACGGTATTAGTCCGTCTACATCTAATACGTATTCGGAGATAGTTCCAGGAGGCACCGTGTATAGCAATTTGAACCCTTCAACGTCTAATACTTACGCAGAAAGTGTACCTTCTGCATCTAATACGTATTCGGAGATAGTTCTGGGAGGCACAGTGTACAACGATTTAACGCCTTCAACGTCTAATACTTACGCGGAAAGTGTACCTTCTACATCTAATACGTATTCAGAGATAGTTCCTGGAGGTACAGTGTATAACGATTTAACGCCTTCAACGTCTAATACTTACGCGGAGAATGCGCCTTCTACATCTAATACATACGACGATTTAGCGGCTTGAGGTTGATATGCCTTCTACATATAGTACAAATTACTACATTCAGTTAATCGCAAATGGCGAGCAATCTGGAACATGGGGTACAACTACCAATACAAATTTAGGTATTGTTGACCGATTTAAATCTTTTAGCACTATTGCTATGACGGGTACTGGTGATACAATCACCACAAGCCTGACAGGAGTTGCTTCTGATGGTCACTATTTAACTCTCAAATTAACCGACGGGGGATTAGGTGGTGCTTCGGATCTAACTATTGTACCAGACAGTCAAAAAGGTGTTTGGATAATACTAAATAGCTCTGGTTATACAGTCACTGTAAAACAGGGTAGTTCTGGTAGCACAGTAGCTATTGCTGATGGTAAATCTGCTATTGTGTACTCTGATGGGGCGGGTGCAACCAATGGTGCAGTTGTAGATCTTACTTCTACGCTTAATGCTCTTGGTACAATGGCTACACAAGAAGCCAGTAGTGTTGCAATTACAGGTGGTTCTGTAACGGGTATTACAGATCTTGCGGTAGCTGATGGCGGCACAGGGGCATCTACAGGTGCGGATGCTATAAGCAATTTTGGTATAACTTCAACAATAGCCGAGCTAAATATTTTAGACGGTGTTACAGCTACCACTGACGAGTTAAATTATAATGATATAACTACTCTTGGTACTAGTGAAGCAAGCAAGGTTGTAACAGCAGATGCTAATGGCGATGTAATAATATCAGAAGAGCTAAAAGCAAAAAGTTACAATGAAACGTATTCAAGTGTTTCTTCTTCTAGTAATACAACTACTTTAGATTTAGAAACAGCAAATATGTTTGAAACAACATTGTCTGAAAACACAACATTAGCTTTTTCTAATCCTCCAACAAGTGGCACTTCTTACAGCTTTACTCTTAAAATAGTACAAGATGCTAGTGCGAGTGCGTTTACAGTAAGCTATCCTGCTTCTGTTAAATTCCAAAACGGCACTACGCCTACTTTGACAACTAGTGCAAATGCTATTGATTTTTTGGTTTTCTTAACGCATGATGGAGGTACTACTTATTTTGGCTTTGTAGCTGGTAGAGACATGAGTTAGCCATGAGTAGAACTGGTCCAAGAATGTTAGCCGCCGCTGGAGCCAGTGGCGATTTTACGCTTCCTAACAATACTGTCAGGTTAACGGCTACTTATGATTTTGGCTCCCGCACTATGTCTGTTGGCGGGGCAACCTGTTATGTTGTGGACGCCGCATTTGTTGATAGCGGCAATCAATTGTGGACATTATGGCGAGCGACCACAAACGGTACTGAGCTACAAATGAACAGTTATACTTGCTCAACTCCGTATGATATCACAACTGCTAGTTATAATGATGGTTGGGAAGCTTATCTAACAGGCAGTTTAGTTACTCAAACTGAGTATAGTGCTACCGCATTTGTAACCAACGGGACTAATATCCTGATTAGAATGATGCAAATAGATGGTGTTAACGAAAAAGGTTTTTATTACAAAGGGACTTGTAGCGTAGCTAATGATTTAAGCACTTTTACTTCATCAAGTATTGGTTCTATTGAAAATCAAGCATCTTACGGTGGGCTAGATATTGATCCTACTACAAATAGTGTACCGACTGCCAATACCCGACTTTACCGTGGCAATTTTGATGGTTCTGCTACTTTGTTTGATAGATTAGGTTTTGACACTGTTTCTGCGGCATGGGGGAATAGTGTGAGTTCTACTAGCGCGACAGGCACAAATAATTTCCCGTTTTGGTCACAAATTGAAAATGTTTCAGGGTTTTCATTTAATAGTGACGGCACTTTTGCGCTTATAACTTTTCATGAAGGAAAGTTAATTGTTTCAGATTTTGATAACGCAGATGGCACTTATGACCCACCTTCGAGTTGGCCTAGCTCCGTTGCTAGTGTGGGTGGTCATACTTCTATTTTTGGTGAATTAGGCACAGGCACTTTTGATTTTACTCCCACTACAGGGGGAACATCGGCAGACCCGTACAGCTATTACCCTTTGCAAATTTATAAAAATGCTCGTTTTATACCTGACGGTAATAACGATAAGTTTACTATTTTATTTGGCGAAAATAATAAAGTCTATACCTATGCAATGCCTTCAGCTAACGCATTAAGTGAGGCGGGTTGCACCGTTACTTCTAACACATTGGGGGGTACTGGTGATTTTGCTTCGAACCAAGGATCTGGTAGCTCTTTGCTTAATGGTAATGCGGTAACAGGAAGCATTTCTGGTGGCGATTCTGCTGTAGCTTATCTTACACAATCTGGGAGTAAAGAGTGGTATGCTAGAATACTGAGTTTTAATGGTTCCACAAAGTGGGATATCCAAAATCAAGAAGGCACTGATTATACTTTTACTGATACGAACTGGCCTTCCGGAGATACTGGCCGAAGTTGGGGCGTAGCTTGGAATCCCGACGGTACTTCGTGGGTGCGTTACTCTCATGATGATACAGATAATAGCGGTGATGCCATTTTTGAGCATAATGAAACAACTGTTGATTTTAGATGGGCTGGCACAAGCACAGATGTAGTTATTGCTCTTAATAATTCTCAACAGGGGTTTACAGAGTTAAAATGGGTAGACCAAGGTAGAAAGTTGTTCGCCGCATCTATGCCTGATGATGCAAGCTATATTTCAGCATCTGCAACTGATGCGGATCTTTATATGTATGATGTATCTACACCATATGATATACGAACAGTTACTAAAAATGTTAGTAGTGAAGCTATTTATACGACTACTCAAACAATCACCTACTCAGGATATCCTGAAGCGGCAGATATGACTGATTCAGGTGGTAAGTTATTTATATATTCGTCGCTGACTCATTGCATAACAGAATGGAAACTAACTACTCCATTTGATGTAACAACGGCGACATACAAT